CTTCTTTTTCTGCGAGGTCTTCGCGGTCTATACTCGCACTGAGTTCTTCCATGAGACTTGCGGCAAACCCTTCGTATTCCGCGTCTGACATAGCATTGACATGCGCCATGGTGCCAGCAGTAGGGCGAGTGCCGTAAGCGTCTTTATACAAGTCAGAAATTTCACTGCGGTCGATGTTCATGTGTTTTCTCCGTTCTGTCATTCAGTTAAAGACTACACGATTCGTTTGGCATTGTCAAGTGTTATTTGCTCTTTATCACTAAATATTTTGAGCCACCATCCCACGGCATGAAGGGAATATCTATAAACGAGATATCGTGGTTTTGAAATTTTTCAACAAAAACGTTTTTGATGTAAGCATCATTGTCTAGTCCAAAGATAAAGTTGGAATACGCTATGATCCAATTTTTAGTTTTTGCCATAGTGTTGATGATCCGCTCTCTCTGTTCGATTGGCATTTCAGTGAAAGAGAATGTCGCGATACCCAAGTCAGCAACAGGAAAATCTTCAAACTCAGACAAATATTCCACATCATTGAGTCCTACGCCACGGTGAATATGTCGCTGCAAATTGAGTAATTCTGGAAAATCAAAAATACTATATTTGCCATTGAAGCCTAACTTGTATGCAACATCAGTGAGTTCCCCCATTCCAGCGCCTATTTCTACAATAGAGTTGATGCTATTCAAGTTACTAACATTCCATCCAGAAATCAAAAGATGATACAATAACTGCATACGATTCATGGAATAATTTCTATCAGAAAACATTCTGAATGAAATATTGAAATCTTCTAGAGTGCATCCTACCATAGGCTCACTCATAGCGTTATGATACAATTCTGCATGTTCGGTAGTTAAAGTATTTAAGCAAGCGTGATAAATTTCTGCGAACTTGTTATTAGACGAAAGGAGAGGCACCAAAGAAGTTGACGCCCAAACTTTGCATCTATCTAAATTGTTTGTTTTAAAATCATACGCAATAACTTCTCGTAACACGTTCCAAAAGTTATGATCATTTGTTGTTTTGGCGTCAATAAGTTTTTTCGAATATTCTGAATTTATGTTGCCATCTGGCCATAGAAGCATTTTTTGTTCCTTATATTAAATTAATGTCTGTTTGCGACTTCTTGGATGAAAGAATATGGTGCACCAGACAGACGCATCGCAGTCAGCAACACATTGTTTTCATCATACACATCACGGGCGCATTCCATGATACGTGCCTCAGTGATTGCTTCTAGGATCAAATCTTTTAGATTGTGCGACTTCTGCATAGTATATTCCCTCCCATTGTTATAAGTGTATTTAGATGCAAATATATCATATTTTGAAATATTTGTCAAGAGTGAAATTACAAAAATACTAAATAGTCGTGTGGGTGCGTGTAAATACGGTCGCAACGTAAGAGGCAAGAGTGAGTTTTGAGTTCACACAAGGAAAAGTCAGGGTCGCATCAAGAATGCCGGTGGGGTTCCGCCTGACCACACATCTCTACCATTAAAAGGTCGTCAGTTTATCTGGCGACTTTTTTGTTATGGAATACTCATAACAGAAGAACGATGGTGTAAATCCATTGAACCCTCCGCCTAAATTTAACGTCCTACACATCGACCGCAATTCATCTTGAACCTCAGATTTGTATACGACTTGCCCAGTCGTGTTCTCTATCAACTGGTTGTTTCTTGAAATGTAAGCCATCAATTCAATCCATCAAAGTTTGGTTTACGACCACGTGGTCTAAACACTGTTGCTTCTTCTTCTTCCTGTCTGCCACCAAATTCGGTATTGCCCATAACAGGTCGATCATCCATAATACCATCTTGCGCGGAGTCTTCTGCGTCAAACAGTTTCATCTTTGATCGGTCAATGCCTACAGTGAAACGCTTGTAGTGGTCAATCGAACCCCAGCGGTTCTTCAACTGCTTCACCATGATTTGACCAAGTTGTTCGAGTTCTTCGCTTGAGATAAGCGCAAACATAAAGTCAGCAGTCGCAGGTAGACCAAACGATTCGGAAGTATCTTCAAGACCAACATCAGAGTTACCAAAACCAGAGCGAGTGGTTTGTGTTGCAGACATGATCGGCACGTTAAACTCTACAGCAAGACCACGAAGTTCTTCTGCGATAGCCTTGATGTAAGTGTAGGAGTTTACGTTTGCGCTGACTTTCAGGCGTGAACTCATACAGATGTTGAGGTAATCGATATAGATCACATCTGGACTAAAGTTCTTCTTTAGACGAAGTTCATTCAATAGGTGTCTGAAATGTCCAGAGCCAGCAGACGCTGTTGGATATTCTTTCACAATCAACTTACCATTCGTTTTCGATTTCACTCTTGCAAGACGTTTTTGGTATGCTTCTCTTGGAATGTCGCGCAATTCGTCAAGAGTAAAGTCCAGCAAGTTTGCGTCAATGCGTTCCGCGATACGCTCTTCTGCCATTTCCATTGTGATATACAACACATTCAAACCAAACATCATGTTTGCCGCTGCGCAATGGCACATGAATAGAGATTTACCAACACCAGTACCAGCAAGACAAATGCTCAAAGATTTCTTAGACAGCCCACCCTTTGTGATCTTGTTGAACATTTCAAGGTCAAACTTAATCTTTTCTTCTTTCATATGATAGAAGTCGAATCGTTCTTCGGCATCTTCAATGAAGTCGTGACCGATGTTGCTGTCAAACGAGACACCCAAAGCCTTCGTCAAAAGTTCTGGAATAGAACCGCGTTCGAGTTCGGAGTTCTTGCTGTCAAGGACAAGAATAGATTCACGCACCGCATTATACAGTGCCTTGTCTTGGCAAAACTTCTCGGTCTTTTCGACAATCCATTCGATGTCGGTATTCGAATCATAGTCTAAATTATCAATGACCACATTGACGCTCTTGTAACGGTCTTCGTTTAGTTTCTCGTTTTCTTCTACTGCAATACGCAGGGCTTCCTTTGTGGGAAGCCCGTTGTATTTGTCAATGTATGTCTTGATATTCTGAAAGATAAGTTTTTCATCCAGATTATCAAAATATTCATCCTTTAGAAATGGTATGACCTTGCGAATATATGTTTCGTTGTAAATTAATCCAGATAAAATTGTTTTCTCAATCATTCGTCTTCATCTTCCTCATCATCGCTATATTCTTGTACCTGATCGTCCTCATTCATCAAAGACTTTGTACCCATAGTATACTGCATTTTGATGTAATTTGCAAGCGCTGTTTTTTCAAACATCATCTTCCAAAACTCGCCGTTATTCACGATATCCTTGGCGCGCAATAGTTTTTCAGAAAGAACTTCACCAGTCTCGGGATCAATCGGCTGATACCATCCAACTTTGGGTTTAAGAATGAACTTGCCTTTTTCTGCGACTTCAAGTAAACCCGACCACTTCATAATACCGCCTTCGAATGTCACCATAATCGGGATTTTCGACTTCTCGCGGACGTGACGCGACTTCTCAATATTGATGACGAAGTTATAGCCAGCAATCTCGTTACCATCTTTCTCTTGTTGACGACCGATGATCCAGATAGCATCCGCTGAATAGTAAGCACCAGTCCCGCCTGACACGATATCTTTCGGATACAGACCAATCTCTTTGTATGTGTGATTGACTGCGATTAATGGGATATCTTTGAGGTTCAGGTGAGGTGTCACCATACGGAACAATGATTTCATCTGCTTTGCGCGGCTCATATCGGCTACAGATTTCTCATTCATTGCGTCTTCGACTTCTTTCTTTGAAGCCAAGTTACCAATCGAATCGATAACGATAACCACGCGGTCTTTTTTCTCAATACCATCAAGTTGCTTCATAATATCAAACTTCAATTGTTCAACATCGGTAATCGGCGTATGAATCACTTGTTCCATATTGATGCCGAATGATTCGAAATACGCTTGAGGTGTACCAAACTCGGAGTCATAAAACAGGACCACGGCTTCTGGATACTTTTTCTGATAAGCTGCAACCATCAGCAAGGCAAATGCAGACTTGAAGTGTTTCGATGGTCCAGCAAGCATCAACAGACCAGGAACAAGTCCGCCGTCTACACGACCAGAAAGAGCAACGTTAATCATCGGCACAGGCGTTTGTGCCATCTCTTTCTTACCGAAGACCTTCGAGTCTCCAATAGCAGACGTTAGCTTGATTGTACTGTTTTTTATCATTTTGTCCATTAATGACATATTATTTCCCTTTATAGAGTTCGAGTAATTTTTCTTCAAATTCAGATATCTTCTCAAGGCGATTAGGCCAATAGATATAGTCTTTATTTGGGCTATCTTTCAAGTGTTTTAGCAGAGGCTTTATAGCTGAGTATACACCATCTAATCGATCCTGTAAAGCATTAAGTTTCGCGTCATATTCAGTAAGAATGGTTTCGACATTTTGTACCGATTCCAATTCTTCTTCTGATACTGCACTAAAGCCGAAGTCGTTTATCTCAAAGTCTGTCATGAAAAGAATCCTTCTAGTGAGGTTAACTTATACTGTTTCATTTGTCGTTTCAATACCGAGAATAGCCAAAGGAAAGTCGATAGAGCATCTATCTAATT